TGAGTGACCTGTATGATCTTGAGCTTAGGCTCACGGCCCACCATCCATGCAGGAAGAAGAAAAGATGCAAATTCCGATTTTGTGTGTCTTGGTGGCATATTCACAATTAATCTATTTATTTTACCAGTTGCAAGATCATTAAATTTTTTAGCAATTATTCTATGGTGCGCACCTTCAATGAACTCGGGCCAAACGCACTTAACAAAGGACATAAAGTCATCTTTAGCCCTGTTTTGGATCTTCTTTTCTGTGTGGAGTAATCTTAATTTTTTAAATTCTTTTCTAACATCAGATGGTAATTGGCTTATATCTAAGTTATTCAAATCCATATAATTTTTTTATAATTTTTTTTGCACTTTTTAGGGTGAAGAAGTTTTATACACCCTCTAACTGTCTAAATCAAGCTATATAGTCCGAAATATTGGGACCCCTTTTTATATAAGGGAAGTCGATTACTGAGCGCGCGCGATTTTTCGGATCGCGTCTGGTACCTCTATGGTTTATGTATTGTGTGCTGTGATAGGGGGCGCACAACCTGTGCGTGTGAGTGTGGTCCTACAGGACCACACAGTTGGTGTTCGGTTTAGTTAGCCCAAGTATTAAGGGCGTCCTTCTTAATTAGTATTGTTGGTCCCGCAACAAAGTCATCATGTCCCCATAAATATTTATCCTTAGTAAATGTAGTACGCCATAACGTTGTCGCTTCTTGGTTAATGGGTAACCCCATCATCTTACCTTCTTCATTTAATAATAGTAAGTCACCATTCGGCATTGATACAACCTCAACCATTCCACCAACAAACTTAGAGACAGCCTTATAATCTGGCTCATTCTTTTTGTCTGTGATAATCTTGAACTCTGCTGTTGTGTTTGTCTGTGTCATTTGTATTCTCCTGTATTAGTTAAGCCTTATCCTATACTATCCACCATTGTTGTCAACCCTTATTATCTTTGTTTCTGTATATGAACTGCCACTCCAATCGGTCCTTTGTTCCTTGATTACATCTATAGGTGTTTCAAGAGCCGTGGTCCTTGGTGCAACGGCTATGACTTGTTGAACATACTTATGAGCAAAGTCATTATAACAACCTTGACTACAAAAATAAGAATACATATTTATGTGTTCACTATTAAATGCAACCTTACGAGTTCTTAAAACCTTACTGCCCTTGACACCTCTTATTCTATCTTGAGTGTGTAAAGTGTGACAAGTTGGTCCATGGCACCATACATAACTACTCATGAGTTATCTCCCTCGGTCATTTGAAACCTAGCCAAAATCTTGGCATGGCTCTCGAGTGCTTTCTCCACCATATCTAATCTATCCTCTAGATATCTCATCTTCTTTCTTTTATCTGCTTCTATTCTATTCTTTGTATGCACCTCAAAGTGTTCTTCATTTAATTGTGTCATTTTTTATCACTCCATAATCTTAATCCTATTAGTCCAAATAGCATAGCTATAAAAAATAGTTCATACATTAATTGTTCAGTCATTAACAACACCCCACGCAGTAGCCCTGTTTCCAACTTTTCTCCCCTATTTTTATAGCTTCACTACATGATCGGCAAATATTATGCTTCTCGCAATACTCATGCGATTTAACAGTGGCTTGTTTTTTTTCCCACCCATTTGTAATGAACTCTTTTTTTAGTCTTTCTACTAATGTTCCCATGTTATTTCTCCTGTATGTTAATATAGCCTATCCTATCATTAATAGGATAGGCTTGTCAAATGTTAATTTACGCTTTGTTCATATTGTTTTCGTGCTTTTATCTTCTGTGCTGTTGTTAATGGTCTATTATTTTTCATTCCTTTAATCATGTTGGCAAGATTAGTTGGATTGTAGATTGTTAAGCCTGTTGAATTTGACCTAATCAATTCAGTTTCCTCAACCTCTATACCTAGTTCAGTTGCAAGTTCAACACCCTCACTCAAGTATCTATATGCTTTTAATCCAATTTTTAATTGGTCGCATTGTTTAGTTATACTGTCAATCCATGTTTGATGTTTAGTGATTAATTGACCTTTGGCTATTCTCCATGCTTCAAAGACTTTGTACTCATCTTGAGTACAGGCAATAGCACGAGAACGACAATTAGAAGTTCCAATAACATCGAGATAAAATTGCTCATCAAATGTTTTATTCATACCTATATTATTATTATCTTCTCCATATCTACTACTATGCACTCTCCCTAATGCCTTATCATTAAGGTCTATGTGTTTTGTCTTATGTGGATTGTCTTGGTTTTTATCTTGTTGTGCTAGTATATCAGGATTTAAGTCTAATGCTTTTAAGTCCTCTCTTAAATAAGCATAAGCAAACTTTCTCCCCTCGTCATCTCCATATTCACTTCCATTTAGATTACCAAACAAACCAAAATCAAAGTGTGATTTAGTTTCTGTTGGCTCGTTGTCCTCATCAACTGCCTCATTGTGTGAAAAGTAAAAACATTTGTCTTTAGCAACTACATCTACTGCGTCTCCGTATTTTTTCTTATACACTTTCAATGTTGCAACATCTTCTGGTGGATAGGCTCTCTCAATTACTTCTTTAGCTACTGCAAAGGATATTTTATAATTAACATCTACAATTTCCCTCGCTTGAAGATAGTCCTCTCGTTCCTGTGTGCTTTCATTCTCAAAACTATTCTTTATTCTACCGAATAGTTTATTTCTTATTTCAGTATTCATTCTTATTTTATGTGTCATGTTTCCTTTGGTTATTTATTTATTTTAATTAATCCTATATTATCCCTTGACAATAGATTGTCAACCCCTATATTAACTTTAGCCCACATTTAAAGATTTATCGGCTCTTAAAACTATAAATCTTAATGGGACTTGCACCAGAAAAAGCAAGTAGGATTCAATAGCCGGCTTCTTGTCCTTTCCGGCTACTGATCCCTGGTCCAGTTGGTTTTTTATCATAGGGCTAACTGGACTTGGGATCGGATGGTGTTTAGACTGAGGGCAACCTCTATAACATAGGTCGTGAGTACCATTTGCGGTGCAGGGTAGATAATATATATTAAAGGGCCCCGCCTACGTAGTCACACCAACTGGTCCATACAACCTGGAGTTGAAAAAGGAAATTCAACCAGAGGTTGAAAGTTACAAGCTTCAAGCGGCAAGCGATGCAACCTGTAGTTGTGTGGATAACTTTAAATAAAGATTTGACAATGATTAAAGGATAATATAGGATGAGTACTTAATCAATAAAGGAGAATAAGATGGAAAAAGAAACAAACGGTCATTTGTATATAGCAAATGATAACTTAAAAAGAATAGCCGATGCGCTGGAAGAGATCCTGCGTCTTGTTAAAGCGGACCAAGAAAGATCAAGAAAATATATGGAGGACAAAGATGAAAGCACAAGTTAAATTTGAGTGGAGAAAATATCGAGAACCTGAGAACTATGAAGACGCGGCCTGGGTTATTAAGAATGCATTGCAGGCTGCTGGATACAGTGTAGCTTCTCACCCGGATGTCCAGGGTGTATGGGACGAGGATAAACCTGCGCATGCTGGTGGCCCATGGGACGAAACAAGATTACCACACGAGGAGATCACTGAAGAGTGATCCCGGCCCACGGGCCAGGGTCAAGCTGCAAGTTACAAGCGGCAAGCGGCAAGCCTTAATATGAACACAATTAAGTACTATATAATAAATAAACATACAGGAGAATAAAATGAAAAAATACAAAATAACAGCAGGTCAAACACAATACACAACTTATGAAATTGCAGTAGAAGCCAGCAGCCCAGAGGAGGCGGAAAAAATCGCCTTAGCTACTGATATGAATAAATGGGATGATGAGCGCACCTGGAATGGTGACGCTTTAAGCGTGGATGAAGTTGAAGAGGTGACTGAATGAAAAGAATTAAACATAGAGATCTTACACATTACTTTCTACAAGATCATAGATACCTGCCGCGGGCCTATCTTGCCAGCTGCGAGAAATTTTTCAAATCAATAGGCAATCCAAGATATTATGGAGGCGGCCCCGATACAAAGGGCCAAATATTCAGGCTGGAAACTCCACGGACCAGGGAGAAAAGCTTCAAGCTTCAAGCGGCAAGCCTTAATTCAGACACAATTAAATAATACAATTAAATAAAATATACAGGAGAAATAATATGCTAATAAAAGACGCTTTAAAGATTACAGGCTCATTTACAAAAACATCAAAAATGCCGGGCTTAAGTTACAGCTTGCCCGCATGGGAATGTCAAACGGGCGCTAAGCTTCGAAAAGTTGAAAGCTCACCGTGTTTTGGTTGCTATGCATTAAAGGGTAATTATACAAGATACCCGGCTATCAAAGCAGCGCAATATGTAAGACTCAACTCACTCACCAATCCATTATGGGTTGAAGCGATGGTTGCAAAAGTTAAAAATCAAAAATGGTTTAGATGGCACGACGCCGGCGACGTACAGTCTCATGATCATATGGCCAATATTTTAGAAGTTGCAAG